GACCTTGCGTACCGTAACTCTCTTCCTGGCTTACCTAACCTAAACCGCCTATTTTCATTTAACCCTATAAGGGTTGTAGTACCCTTAGTAACAAAATCCCCTACTTCTAATTTCTTAAATAGTCCAAGTCTCTTGTTGCTGTAGGCTCTAGCTAATTTACCTGTATGCCTCCACAATCCTTTCCCTTTAGGGTCAGACAATTCTTTCTTAATTGCTTTAGTGGAAGTAGCTAAGTCTCTGATGTCAGGGTGTAGAGTAAATTCAGGCGCGTCAAAAAGATTAAATATTCTTCTGCTCTTATGCCTTTTTGATTTTTTTACATCCACGTACTTAGCAAATTTAAAATTAGCAGGGGAAGTATGAGTAGGTAAGTTAGGGTTATTTAAAAATGAACCTACCCCCTTTAACCAAGACATATAGTAATTTCTATAAGCAACCCCTACCGAGAAAATTTGATTAGCAATAATCTCCTCTGCTTTACGGCTTAACCTAGACTTACCCCCTACATTAAGGTCTACCTGTCTACTACCATATAAGGAAGTTGCTACATTACCTACATTAGAAATCATATCCTCTGGTATTAGGTGGTCTGTCTGCATAGACTGTACAAGAGAATTAACAAACTGACCAATGCCTTGAGATTGGTTTTGAGTAAAAACTCGACCGTCACTTCTAGGCTTCCCTAAAAACTTTATATCTAAACCATTCCTAACTCCATTCTCAAACTTAAACTTAGCCATCAGATAAACCTCGTAGCTCTCGCTGACACTGTAACAAATCTAATTTCCGTTGCTCTATCATCTTGTTGAGGAGTCACTCCTGATGCCGTGATAATAAGTCTTCCCAAAGGATTAGAAGCAACATCTCCGCTATAGTCAACCACGTCAAAAGAAGTGCTGGGTCTATAATAAGAGGAAATCGTGCCGATAATATCTAAACTAACATACTGAGAAGGGTCTAGCATTGTCATCACACCAACTTCAAACTCTGTGTACCACATAGGGTCTACAGGGAACTCACCAATGGAAGAAAATTCCCAGCAAATAATAGGCTGGTCTGACTCCATCAACTTATTCTCATTGAAGACTGAGGCTAAGTCCAAAAAAGGAAGCCCTAAACTATCTGCGATTGATTTAGAGTGGAAGTCTATAGTGGATTTAAGAGCAACAATAAAGCTTTCTTGAGTCATGCTGATTTTTTCCTGATTGCTCTACATTCTCTAAGTCCTGCCGCCATATAAGACTCTTGTATATCAAAGTATTCAGAACCATTCACAATTTCGTGGGAGGTTTCTACTACGGCTTCTCTTGGGAGAAGTATTTTTTCCTCTGAAAACTTAACTGTATTGAACTCTTTAGAACGGTTGTAGGTAACTCGTTCTATATCTGCCCAGTAGGAATTAAGTTGTTGCCTTTCTACTTTCCTTGCAGTTCCAGAAGCTGCATAAGTCTTGGTAAACCCGATTACATCAACAAAAGTTACTGCCCTATGTAGCATATAGGCTTTACTATATTCTGTCCCCTTAATATCAAAATTCCGTACCCCTACCAAGAACTTCTCATCTTCGTTATCAAACCTAATAACTGAATAGTTGTCTAAGGTTTTGTCGTTTTTTGGAACAAGAACATATCTTCTCTTTGTCCCAAACTCTCTCTCAGAAATAAACCTATCAAAAGGAAGAAAGGTCACTACGGTTAAGTCTTCGTCCCATCCTGTGCCGTTCCATCCGCTGATAGCAGTCCTTGAGAAGTAGGAAGCCGCGTTAGATAGTTTCATAGTAGTTAAGTAGAAATCACAGGGTCAGTAGCTAAGTTAACCCCTGCGAATAACTTAATCCGTATGCCTGTAAAACTGCTACTTAACTCTTGAGCCATTTTTTTATAGGAGGCTTTCCTAGCTTTTATCCTATCCTCAATCTTTTGCCAGTCTTGAGGGGTAAAACGACTCATAGAGTTTTTACCATCTGATACTGATTGGGGGGCTGCCATTTGAACAGAATCAAAAACAAGGTCACAACAAAAATAAGTGGAATAGAGTACCAAAGAGGAAGAGACATTTTTCTCTTCCTCAGTTGCAGTATTAGCTATACCTGCCGCATACAAACTAGAGTGAGTAGGAATCCAACCAGCCAAATCAAGAGATAGCTCCATTTCCAGATTACGAGAAGTAATCATAGCATCAGACATATCTTCTGCATCTAGTCCTAGAGCAGAGCGTACTTGGTCTGTGTCGGTATAAAGTATGGTTTGCATTAGGGTATCCTATCCACTAATCCTTTGATTATTTCTGTCTGCTTTTCGCTGTAGGTCATGCCGTCTGCTTTTCCTGATAAAGCACAGCTCTTGGAAATCCTTAAATCCCCTGCCTGAACTTCTCTAGCAGAAAGGATACTTAACTCACAATCACCATTCTTGTAACTATAGTAAGCCCCACATCCTTGCAGTAGGGAGACCAATAACAGACTACTTATTTTTTTCATTGGTAACTTGAACAATCTTAATTAATCCTGCATCAATCTGAGCTTTCTGCCAAGGTGTAATTTCCATAACCTCAATTACTTTAGTAGGATTAAACATTATATTACTTTCCCCGTCATACAAAGGAGTATTAGAAACTAACTTTATTGGAGTTGGTTTACCTTTTGATGCTGGTACTGTTTTTTGTCTTCTAACTTCTGCCATTTAAACTCTCCTAAATAATTTGAAAAGAGGCGCTTACACGCCTCTATCACTAATTGTTAACCTAAAAATAATTTTTTCCAGGCTTGGTCAATCAGACGAAAATAGTTCAATGAGAAGTCAATCCGCATAGCTGTAGAGCGTCTTAGTACAAATGCTTCAACTGCACTATAGGATGCTCCAGTGTAAACTGCTCTACGAATAGCTCTTGAACTATCCAAACCAATCAAGGTATTAGCTCCAATCAAAGCTGTATCAACAACAAAGAAATTAACATTATCAGGAAGTCCTGGATTAGCTAAAGAAGGTAAGGAGTTTAACCGACCACTACCATCATTGTCTGTGATGATAGGTCTACCGGCACGGTTCTCAATTTTTAGGTAAGTGTCTAAGTCGGTAATCACCCAGTCGATGGTCATCTTCTTCCAATCTTTTCTCAACCACTTTAACCAAGCCGTATGAGAAATTTGACCTGCTGCTAAAGCACTATCATAAACAGAGGCACTCTCTGGAGTTAATCCTGCCATACCTAAGTCAGTGTCGCCATTTACCATTTTCTGAATAGCCTCGTCTACAATCAAAGCTCTTTCTGCTTGTAATTGTTCAGCTAAGGCAATCCCAACTAAATCTAAAGTAGCTGCTTGCTGTGCTTCGTCAGAAATCTCAATACCTACTGAGAGAGTAGGTAGTCTAATAGACTTTTCACTCAAACTAATAGTGACCATTGAGGCTGGTTCTGCCAACTGGGCAATAGGTTGACTTCTAACTCCTCTAGGAGCTGTCAAATTAATAATGGGTTGGTCGATACGAGGACTATCTGCACTAACAGTGGTTGCAACCATTCGGTTAAAAACACCCTCATAAGTGCTGTTATCTGTTCTCATTTCAGATTCAATCATCTGTTCGACAACAGCAGGGAAAAGTAACCGTCCAGTTAATGTCTGAGCGTTACTTCCATCAGGGCGAGTAATCGCTCCCATGTTTACATCCACTTTACCATCTAAAACCTCTTTCATTGAAGGAGGTTTAATACCTGTTTCATGGTCTGTTGTCAAAAACATACCATTAGATGCTAAAGCTTGCTCAAAAGGAGTTCCATACTTCTCTGCATCTGTATCAAATTTTTGGTTTAGATGTTGGGAAAGAGAGACTCCTGTATCATAAGCTTCTTTGTAATCTTCAAGGGATAAGTCAACCTGAGTAGCCTTACCACTTCTATCAATAATCTGTGTCATTCTTTTGCTCCTTAATCCCTTTCAACTAAAACAACATCACCTGAAACGCCTGTACCTGTGACAATAGAGACTACTCTCCATAAATATTTAGTGGGTACACCTGTTTTTACTGCCGCCTTACCTACTGTTCCTAATGCTGTTTGAACATCTGCAACAACTAAAGAACCAATAGCGATAGCACCTGTTTGTGCTGCTCCTACGACAACCTCTTTTCTCCCTTCTCGAATAATGCCTCCAAAGGAATAACCATTATTAACAGTAAAGGACTCAACTGATGAGACGAATCCTTCAATCTCATCATTAGCTACACAAATATCGTAAGTATTGCTGGCGCTTAATTTAACAGGCTTTCCCACATCTGCTATGGAAAATGTCCCTGTGTTGGTTGCACCTAAAGCAGTGGAGTATGCTTCAGTGGGTACTAATTCTGTAAATGCAAAATCAGTCATTTGTTACCTCCTTGTATTTTTATTTATTTAGTTCTAACAGCTCTCAACTTAGCCTGAGCTATATTAGAATATATATTTTCGACTTCCGTTTCAGGTGCTTTACATTGCCCACCTACAGGAAAGGTTTGATTAAAATCTTTTGTAACATTTTGATACTGTTGTACTAGCACTTCATCAGATAATTTCTCTAAAGAAATACTGCCTCTATTCAAGGCAATGTTCTTAACATTAGTAGCATCTTCTACAATTTTTCTAAACTGACTATGGTTAGCTTCAATAGCTTCCATATCTTTCTTCATTGCCTTATTTTCAACAGACAATTCAACAACTTTTTCTTTTGCTTCTGATAACTCTTCTTTGAGATAATCAACAACCTCTAAAGAAGGCTCTACTTTCTCTTTATCTGGTTTTGCTTCTTCCTCACCTGAAGACATTTCCTCTGAAACAGTCTCTCCTGAAACAGTATCTGCTGTAGGTAAATAATCTCCTGCTAAACCAGTTTCATCTGTAATTGAGCCGCCTGATGCTAAAGTTGCCACCGCCTGCTCACTTAAAATTTTCTTCATTTCAACACTCTCCATGTTTTTTGTTAATCTTTTATCTTCTAAAACTGTAGAAGATGTCGAGTTGTTTGTTGACAGAGAATGAACTAAATCATCAATGGAAGCTAAACCATCAATCATTCCTAAGTCTAAGGCTTCATAACCAAAAAATACTTTACCTTCTGCCATCTTTGTTCTAACAACCTCAGTTGATGTTTTTCTCCCCATAGCCACTTGCTCAATAAAAGCACTATACAATTTATCAAGCTGGGTCTGAATAATCTTTTTAGCTTTATCACTCAAAGTTTCATAAGGGCTACCTAACGCTTTAAACTCTCCTGCCCTAAAAACTGTTGCTTTAACTCCATCTTGTTCTAACTGTTTAGTTATTTCAAAATGAGTTGCAATCACCCCTATTGAACCTATCTCTGCCATTCTGGTTGAATATATTTTAGAGGTGGCTGAGGCAATCCAGTAAGCAGCTGATAATATATTACCTTTGGTATGAGAGACAACTGGCTTAACATCAGAATCTATCTTCTTAATTAAAGTAGATACATCTTCTAATCCTTTAGCACTACCTCCTGGTGAGTCAATGTTCAACAAGATGTTATCTACTGTACTATCACCAGCCGCTTCAACTAACAAAGAACGAATATCATCATAACTGGTCAATCCTAGAAATCTGGTCATCCAATTACCTGTGGTTACCAAAGAACCTGTAATCGGTATGATTGCTGTTCCATCAACTACCTCAAAAGAAGGAGGAGAACCTTGGTCGGTTGCCTGATTATCCTTCATAGTAATAGTATCTTCAGCCTTATTAAGCTTCTCTATTGTCTTAATGTGAGAGGCTTCATCACCAAACCAAAATTCAGTTATTTTCTTCATTTACTTTCCTTGTGTGACCAGCCAAAAGACCTAACCCCTAAGTAAGCCATATAGCTTTTCAAATAACCCACTCCCTCCTCTCTGAGAGCTTTTAAAAATATTTTGTCTGCTTTCTTTCTTGGCATACTTGAAGTGTATAAGTAATCATGCAAGACGCAAGGCTTGGCAGGGAGACCTTTAAATAAGGCATAAATAAAAGGGATTCTTGGGATTGAATCATAATCCGTAACAAATAATGCAGGAACAACTAACACACCATCTGATTCGGTTTCCCAAACCAAGGGTTTTTCTAGCCGCTTTTTTCCGTTAGATAATTCTTCAATATATAACTCATTCAAAAACATTTGCTTTCCATGATTGTTTTTACTTTGTTGACATAATTTTGATTAGCATATTTTCCAGCTACTTTGCGTGGGCTTCCAGCATTATAAGAAGATATAGCGTCATCCAAAGAATAACGCCTAAGATAGTTTCTTAGGTGGATAATCCCGTATCTAACTCCTTCCATAGAACATAACTTTGACAGCTCCCCTCTGTACCCATTCTCTCTAGCAACTGCTCCCATTACCTGCATAGCGCCCCAAGATGTTTTTTGGAAAACCCATTCGGAGTCTTTAGAACCATACAAAGAAGAAAACCCTTCTGGATGGCGTACACAAACTGCCTCCACTCTACTCAACTTCCTGAAAGGTTTGTCTTTTTTGCAGTTCCAAACATATCGGTAAAGAGGTTCAAATCGGTAAGCAAAGAGGTTTAAGTTACTTTCTACTTGAGCAATAGCAAGAACTAATTGGGGGGATACACCGAGGTCTGTACTAATTTGTACAATCTCATCTTTGAGTCTATTGTTATCCATAACAATCTCTATAGTTTGCTTGATTTTAGCGGTAACTTATTCATCTGTCAACGCTTTTTATTGTCCTTTCCACCTGCTGATTTAGGTGCATTCGTAGTCATTGCTTTTCTAGCAGGGTCAGTATTAGGAGAGGGGGGATTAACCGCATTTGAATTACTGTAAAACATTGTTCCAGATAAAGGAGGAGCATCAGGAGACCTTGCTCCTGTATGCAACAACTCAGCGGCTTCTTGGTCACTAATAAACCCTAGACTTAGTTGTTCCAATACCCTGCTTTGCTCCATTGTTTTAAATGCTTGAAGTTCAATCTTAGGTCTTAAATCAATGCTTTCAAATTCACAAGTCACATAACCATCAAACCCATACAAACGAACAGCCAAAGTTAAGGCTCTCGCTAAAATAGATTGAACAGGTTGATGTAACCCTTCTGCTGTTTTAATAAATAACAAGCTCTCTGTACTAGATGTGTTTTGAGAACCACCACTGGTACGTTTTCCTACGACAGCCGCTGGAGTTTTTAAGGCAGTAGCAAGCACTGCATCTATCATCTCCATTAAAGGTTTGTAATCAGCCGATGCTCCAATCTCAGAGTTTAAATAATCAGCTTCAATAGTGTCAAAGAAAACCAGAGCAGATTCAGGGTTGAGGTTTTCAATTTCTGTTTGTACTTTCAATCTGGCATCTTCAACCCATTCTGAGAGTTTAGTAGGGTCTGACTTAACGTCCATTGGAGCATTAGCTAAAAGTTTTTCAGTCATTAACCTAACAACAAGCCTACTATGCCCTGACCTTTTAACTACTCTTCTAATATCATCTACAGTTTCTGCATGAAAGAAAGAGGTATTCAAGGCAGGCTCTAAAGGAGAATAAGAATAGACTGAGGACAAATCCTGGTCTAAAGAAGCGTAAAAGAAGGTAGGAGAATCTAGTTCTATAACCCCGTTCTTTCCTATTTGATAAGGGATAATCTTATATCCGTTACCTAAAGACAAGCTGCTAGTCTTAAACTTTAAAGTTTCAACACTCACAGGTTGCAGTCGGTAAGGCAATCTATTTTTGTCTAGCACAAGCTCTAATGCACAAGCCCCTGTCAAAGGTAAAGACCTCAGCAAAGAAGTTTTTACACTGCTAAAGGGCATCCTGTCATCGTAACCTTGATTATAATCATAAGTGTTATTAATTCTGACCAGTATAGAACGGAGCAAGTCAGACCCGTCAGAACTTAGTTGATGAGCGTTATCATAAACTCTGAAATATACTTCAGTGTCTGCTAACCTAACGGTCGCACCAACTGCTGCTGAAACATCCCCATGAACCCTAGCTAAGGTTCTGATTGCCTCAAAAGTTTTTCCTGATGCTCTTAAAGAATTTAATGTTTTATTAAAAAAATCAGTTAAATTATTGGTGATTGCATTATTTGCATCAATCTTGGATGCTGCCCCTTGGCTCTTAATACCTGCAACCATTTTTTTGATGACAACTTTATCATTAGTATTCATGCTAAATCTCTTTCTTAAATAGGTGCAAAGGGTCTACGTCTTGCTTTACTTCTGCTTGTTTACCAACTACTGCCTGAGTAATATTAAATCCTGGACTAAACGAGCTTTGGTAAAATTTCTCAATTAGTCTGGAAGCTATTGTGACATAATTTAGAGCATGAAAGTAATGGTCTTGCCCTGTCTTTACCCAAGACGAGGAGTAAGAGCCATTGTCTTTCAACTTATCAATCCTCTTCATTCCTTGCAGATGTAGCTTAATTGTATTAATCTCAGGGAATCTGGCAAATTTAATCTTTCCTGTATTGATTTGCTTAACAACTAAGTTAATTGTCTTTGTCCTGTTTGCATTAACTGATTGGTCTTTCTCATTCACTACGTACATAGGAAGATTACGGTCTGACAAAGTATATAAACAAGGAAGCACGCTCCCCTCTGAAAACTGTTTACAAATCCTTAGTATTGTATCTGTGTAAGGAAGAGAATCACAAACCGCTTTGACTACGTTGAACTGTTTAAATCTTGTAACAACTACTTTAAACAACCCATCCTCATTATTGTCCCTAATATCAATCTGCTCTGCCCAAATAATATTGAGGTAACTTTCTTCTTTCACTAACTCAGGTTTAGCAATAACCAACCAAGAAGTTTTCCCTACATCAAGACCTGCAACACACCCTGATACGTTTGCGCTATCAGGAAAAACAGGGGGCAAGGTAGTGTTATTTTCAACAGCCGTTGGTGAAATAGAGTTTGAAGAGTCAGAATAAGGTACACCTAAAGTAAAATTACGGAAATGCCCTTCTTCCTCTTTATACTCTAGCCTCTTCCTTAACAATGACGAGGGAGTATGGTAGTCTGGTAAATCAAAAGGTGAAACACAAAACCCCTCGATATGCTTTACTGTTGGTGACTCCTCTACCCAATCCCTATACTCTGGCATCAAGTTATCTTTAGTGATTACTTTATGGCACTTCTCGCAAAGTAACTTAGCTGTATTCAATAACCCTCTAGTCTCTAAGTCATTGACCTGAGAATAACTAATCTCATCCATTGTCCTATCATACCCAGTGACTCTTACATGAGCCAAAAAGTCAGGGTGAAACCAATGACTACAGTGCTTGCACTTAACTAATCTATAGTTCTTATTTGATTTATTAAATAAGTCAGATACACCTACATTAGGTACAGTTGGGGTAGAGAACTTGCGCCTGATGCCTCGTAAATCTAACTCCTCATTATAAAATCTTGAGTGAGATAACCTGGACTCCGCTGTAGCAATTACCTCTGGGTTAGAGAAATCCAACTCATCATTAATTAATAAATCAGTAGGGATTGAAATCAGAGCTTTACCAAATGTTCCTGCCATAAACAACTGGGAACTCCCTACTTGTTTAAAGCTAGAGCTGTCACTACCTGAAACCATGATAGAGTTCAAATACTTAGAACCCTTAATAATAGGGTCTACCCTAGACTTTGAAAATCTCAAAGCTTCATTAACCGTAGGCAGAGTATAAATAGAAACTGTATCTGGGCTAACTGCAATAAACCCTAAACACAAACGGGCGGTCATTTCTGACACGCCTGTCTGAGATGGTTTTAACACTACTTGATTAGGGTGTTCAGAGTCTATAATCTTCCTTTGAAATTCATGCCCTTTAAAAGAATACCTACCCCCCGATAGTCGAGTGTGCTTTTCTAACCAATAGGATATTCTCCCTAGGGCAGAGCTACTCTCAACTGCATCTTTAACCCTAGACAAATACTCTTTATAGTAGTCATCTACCATGTATCAGAAACCTTAATCCAAGCGGTTGCTTCTTTAGTATCACCGACATTAGTGGTAAAGACTGCCTCTACTTTGTAAGTCACTTCATTAACCAGGTTGGATAATTGAAGGATAACCGTATTCTCAGTAAAAGATTGGAAGTTGATTGTTGAGTTACTTGGTTGAGTAGTGACAGAGGTTAAACTTGTAATAGTCTCTCCCACACTTAAAATAGGTTTACAATCTATCGTCCAAGTAATCTTCTCAGTCGGCTTTTGCCTTCCTACATCTTTCTGTATCATGCGGCAGTATCTCCTTCTACTCTCAAAGTACACGCATCATTGCTATAAGCAACTGCTCCTGCATTAACAGTTCTTCTAATCCAAATAGACTTATGCTGACCTGCTGGAATAGTGCCTAGGGAAAGCCCTGCGAGTTTGTCTACTGGAGCTGAAAAGACAATACTAAGTGGGGGAGTTACTTCATCAGGTATTGTTTGTTCAACTCCATTAACTGTAGAAGACCCAACCCCTATGTCAATTGATGTGTCTGTAGAAGTTGAGTTGTTTACTACCCAAATTTTAACATTATCCCAAGGCAAAGAAGCATGACTATTTTCAATATATAAACATCTGTACTCAATTGCCCCTGATGAAGCCTCGTCTCCTTTTACCAAATCAAAAAGGTTATGTAAAACTCCAGAAGTCACCAGTGTAGTAGATTTTGCTCCTCCTAAAGAAAGGTTCACATCTGTATTAATTCCTCCACCGGATAATTTGTATTTAATATCTGCTTCTAATATTGGCATTTTATTTCCTTATCAATAATTATAGTCACGCAAAGTAGGGACTAACGTAAATTTTCTTTTCTTGACCACCAAGGTAGAGCCTGTATTACTACCTGGTGGGACAATAACATTCCAATTCAGGGAAACATCTTTATAGGCAACTCCTGTAATATCCCAACCCATAGCTAGGTCTGAATAAACCCCTCCCCACATATCCCAATAGAGGCTCATATTACTACTTACAGTCTGTGCAACATCCCAAGAAAGTGAAAGCTGTTTAAAGGCAATAAGCTGTAAGTCCCATCCAATAGACAAGTCTTGACCTGCAAGGCTTATCATATCCCATTGAAGGTTATTATCTTTACCTACATTTTCTTGAACATCCCACTGTAAGTTAACCGTCTTACTAACTTGTAAATTAGGAAGAACAAGGACGTTTGCTGAAAAAAGGTCATTACCTGTTTCTTGAGTGGACAACTGAGAAACTACAGGTATAGAGAAAACTTGAGCTAAACCAGAGAAACTATCCGTATTGGACTCTTGAGTAGAGAG